ACTAGTCGAATAAATGAGTGAATTTGATTATTTGTTTCCATTTTTAGTACTTTCTATTTTTGCTAAATTTAATATGCGATTAAATGATTCTTGTGATTCTGAGAGTAATTTAACTAAACGTTGTCTGTTATCAGTATTTAGACTTTTATATAGTTTACCTACGGAATCTTGTTGAGATTCGTTTAAAATGCCAACAGCTCCGTCTCGTAATTGGTATGAAGATTCTGCAGTAAAATCTCTTTGTTCTCCCAAAGACTGAACATTTGGTTCTTTTACTTCATTTAATTCATTCTGAATAGGTTCTAATAATTTTAGTATATTTTTACTTGCTTCTAGATAGACTTGTTCCATCATAACAGAAGCTCGATCATTCAAATACTCCTTAATAACAGTATTAAATTGATCGGGTTTACCCCTAAGAATCATTTCGACTAGCCTATTTGATGTACTCATTGTGGGGGTGGTTGTTCGCCTTCTGGCTGTTCTTCTTCTTCCTGACCTGGCTCTTCTCCTGCTAACATTTGCTGGTATGCCTGTGTTTCTTGCGCTTCGATTTGTTTCTGCGTTTCTCTATTTATCTGTGCGTCAATTTCAATAATATCTTCGTCGGTTTGTTTGAGAAAATGTTTACGAACATACTCTGCAGAAAAAAAACGACCAACATAAGGGGTTACCGCAGCAATAATATCTAGACGCTCACGAAGAATGTCATTATTCTTAAGTTCGGTAAAATAAGAATCATTATTGAACTTAAAACCAATATCTTGAACAATTCGATTCCAATCTTCTTCGGTCATTAAACCCTTAAGAATTACTTGAGTCTTAAGAAGATCAAAAAATATAGTGCTAAATCGTTGTCGTAGACGCTCAACAAATTTGTTAAATTTAACTTCATCACGAGTAATTTCAGCACTTTTACCCATATTAAAACCACCATCAGGCAACATACGTGACAACGGAACACCAAGAGCCCTATAAAGCTTTTGTAAAAGATAATTAACATCATCCATCTGACCAAGATTTTGACCACCATCAAGAGTGCTAATTTCTGTGCCACGACCACCTTCACGTCGAGGCATCCAGTAATCTTCCAACATGCTCATGTGATTACGCTCATCCTTGATTTCGCCAGTTTGAGGATCGTAAATAGTCTTATTACGATATCGGTTCATGATTTCACGAAGATACTGTTCTGCTTTTTGTTTAGGCAAATTACCTACGTCTACGTAAAATACTCGTCGTTCTGGTGCACGAGAAATTCGATAGATGGCTACAGCATCTTCGATTTGACGAAGAAGATTTAAAGGACGAACAGCTTTTTGTAAATACCCAACAACTCGTTTAGTTGTAGAATCGATAATCCCCGAATGAACATAAGCTATAGTATCTGGAGCAATTTTCCATCCTGTTGGATTTGTTGGGAAGTTTGCTTCCTTATCTGTATCAGTATAAACATAATATTCCTGAATACTTTTTATTGGACTAAATGGAGCTGCTCCTCCATAGATAGTTTTATCCTTTTCTACTTTTCTAACTTTTTTAATCTTAATTGGATCAATAGGAATTAATTCAATAATACCTTTTCGAATATCATTTTTATCAATTTTTTTATAATAAAAGGTTTTAGCATCAATAAACCATCGGCGAAAAATATCATGAGATTTATTAGAAAAATCCAAAAGTTTTAATATATGATTATATTCAGTATAAATTTTTGTTTTAATAACTTCAGAAAGATTTACCCTATCTAAATCTAGTTTAATAGGTTTTCTGTCCTGATCTAAAACTATAGACTCATTAACAATATCTTCAATAGAAGCATCTACTTCTGGATGTAATGCCATTGATCTGTAATGAGTAATTAACTGATTTTCGTCTCTGGCATTTCCAGAAAAATCAGCAAATGTTCCAAACACTCCTCCTGTTTCTAAGACATAAGATCCGTCATATGAGTCAGGAGTAATGACGTCACGATTTACTGGAGCAATTTCTTGCGTCTTTTTTTTGCCTATAGTAAAACCAAATAATTCTAATTCCATAATATTTATATCCTCAATTTTAAGTTATCTTTTCATATTCAAAATGACTAAACGCTATAGCAACACCAAAACTAACAAGTGTATTATCAGATGCCATATCTAGGGCAATTTCACCAATGGTAACTGGCCAACAATTTTTTAATATAAATTTACGACCAATAGTATTTCCATTAGTATCTAGATGAGATATAGTCCAATCAGTACTAAAATGATCTTTTGTATCTACCTGATTAGAGACATTAGTTCCGTGATCATTTATATTATTACTCCAAGCATGAAATGCTTCAAAAAGCTTGTCCTTGCCGCTTGGTTTATCATCCAACACCGTTATTTGCCACGGTGTATATGCTCTATCTCCTGGATAATTTACTGTTCTTCCTCTCCAATTAATTGGTATTTGAGCAATATTAGACGAGGGAATAGTAGTAGATCTTATATAAATTTTATTATCACTTAAGTTTCCTAATTTTGTTTTTTGTCCTCCGAGTTCTCCAGCAACAACAAATCTATTTGATCTAGTTCCTCCGCCAAATCCTTTAATAAATTCCGATATATGATTATTTGTTGTATTATCTGCCATATTTACTCCTTATATGCTAGCATCAATAATAAAATTAATTACTATAGTCTCTGCAGTTGTTGCTTGTGTTATAATTAAATCTAAAACTAATTTACCAGCAGATATAATATTACTTGTATTATTTGTAGAATCACAAGTTAATGTAAAACTCAATATTGCACCAGAAGATAAAATATTATTCATAATTGGTTTTATTGAATTTATTATATTTAATCTAGTTTCTTCGTTATTTTGTTCATAAAGATATTTATCTAATGTGTTTTTATATTGTTTTTTTAGATAAACAATTAAATTTATAGTATTAATATTTCTGAAAGGTAATATATTATTAATATATCCAGTTTTATTACCCATTATTACTGTTCCTAAACCATTAATTGTAATAATTGGATTTACACCACCAGACAATAATTGATTTGCTTGTAATTCAGAAATTGTCTGTTCTGAAGAAACTGCACTTAATACTCTTCCTCGTACAGTTCCAGCAAGAGTATTCCAAGGATTGGATGTTCTGAATGTTCTAGCAAGACATCCTGCTGCATCTGATCCTGGAGTTGTCTTTATTAGAGGAGGATTAGTTCCAGCAGAAACATCATTTAATGAATTTTTTCGACCAGCAAAAAAGCAAACATATCGACTACCAGCAGTAACTCCAAAATCTCTAGTATGAAAAGTATAACCACTAACAGTATCATTAGGATCAAAAACAATTAATTGTTTATTTCCTATGAATGCCAAACAATCTTCTCTGGTAGAAGCTACATTAGCAGCAGCCACAGCAGAATTGTCATTTCCTCCATCAAAAACAACATCCAATGCTACTAAATTTGCGTTATGTAATGGTGTATTATTAGTATTTAAAATCCCATTTTGATTATAATAACTTCCAGTTGAACCAGTACTTCCAACAACGCAAATACCTCCATATTGAAGATAATTGTAGATACTCCACCACTCTCCAGCCCAAGCACCAGTAGGACCAGAGGTTTTGTACGGACTATCGTTTAGTCTAGATAACCAGTTATTGTATGACGGAATCGTCATAATGCCTATTTCTGTTTCGGAAACACCTCCAGAACCAGTAATGCCAAAAATAGGTATTAACCCATTAAATGATACCATTCCAGCTACAAGAGTTGATTTGTCTTCAAATGCAGCCATAATTGGTAGTTTTCCTTAGATCTATATTAGATAATATCATTGCGTTATTATATATTTATGTTTTTATACTTTTACGAATTATGCCATAAATCTTCATCTTTTGGTTCTTTTGATTCTAAAGATGAAGGATAAACTTCATCATCTATACCAGAAACAAACCCAAAACTAAACCAATCATCTTCTTCTATTTTTTTAATCTCACCTTCAAATAGTTCTTTTCTAATATCTACATTAGTTAAGTCTTTAAAATACGGTTGTTTTGTTAGCCAAGAAAATATAACCATACACATAACTAAATCATCCGTATGCGCATCATCAGCGGCATAAGTATTATGTTTAGATACAAATGTTAACAACTCTTGTATAATTTCTTCATCTTCAACTAAAAGTTTATCTTGTTCAATTAAACTTTTAAGAATAGAACACCCAAGCTTTTTAACTGGCATGGTAGTTCGGACACCAAATAAAGTTTGTCCTTTACCAAATCCACCATTCAAAACTTGACCACTTCTTCCTTTATTGGTACTCATTAATACGTTATCATATTCCAAATCATAATGAAGAATATCGGCTACTTGACTACCAATATCATTTACCTCAATTAAAACATATGCCTTATTATATTTCTTACCAAGAGCATCAATCATTGTAGGAAACAACATAGGAGATATAATATTATTTCTATATTTTGCAACTACCTTGTATGGAGTATCACTTACGTCAAATACTAAAACTGCACTATAATCTTTTCCTTGACCCCTAGAAGTATCTACAGTCATAACATATGCTTTATGTGGTTCTGGTTCTTCATATACCCAAAGACCTTCTTTAGATTTAGTTTTTGGTGATTTATATGCTAAAATATGCAGTTTAGATGTAGAAATTAAAGTATTAGAAGAACCAATAAAATCACACTCATATTCACTCTGAAACCGTTGTTCGCCACCAGCCCCCCCGCCTAATTGTTTAATAGTTCGTTCTTTCCATTTTACATCACGAAGAGGACCTTTAGGATACAAAGGAACTTGACCCCAATGAACTTCAATAGGAATATATTCACTCTTTCCTTCTTCTCCATTTTTACGATTTGCTCCTTGCCATAAACTATAAAACATATTCATACCATTAGGAGTAGATACTATAATAACTTTTGTAGTTTGTCCTGAGGTAATTGTAGGATATACGGAACTAAAGAAATCGTCTGCTATATTTGACGGAACGTGGGCAAATTCATCTAAAAAAATTACATTATAAGAACCACCACGAACAGCACTAGCCGATGTAGCAGAGGCAATAACTCGAGATCCGTTTTCAATTTGAATAGAAGTTTTATTCCATTCAACTACTCCTTGCTGAAGCCATTTTGGAAGGTATTCGTATGCTTCTTTGAGGCGTTTCATAATTTCTAATGCAGTTTTTAATTTATTTGCTAAAATAGCAACATTAACGCTTTGATTAAATAATATGTAATGAACACACCAAGCTACAATAGTAGTTGTTTTTCCAGTTTGTCTCGGAAGTTTAGCAATAACATATCGATTATCTTGAATAGTTTGTACCATTTTTTCTTGATAATCATAAAGCTCAAATGGTTCTAAACCCTTATCAAGAGTAACAATTTTAATATATTTTTTAATAAAATAGATAGGGTCATTAGCACATTTCATATACTCAGCAACTTGTTCTTTGGTAAATTCTACCTCAGTACTTATTTGCTTGAGATTAGAATTACCAAGGTAACCTTGTTTTTTCTTACTTCCCATCGTCAGTATTTTCTAAAAAATGTTGACTACTTGTTGATTTATTTCGACTACGATCTTTATTAATTAGATCTTGTAGTTGACTAGTTGAACCAACAAAGATAGAATTATTCGTGGTATTATTAACAGTAACGTCTTCTTTCTTAGCAATCTTAGTTTTTTGATAAAGGTCAATAAGATCTTTATTCATATCTGCTACAGTTTTTAAAAGAAGACTAACTACCTCAAATGCTCTTGGATTATCTCCAGCCTTTGCTATTTTAATAATTTCATCTATAGCATCCGAACCATTATTAATTAAAGATTTTATATTATCACGAGCATAATCAAAATCATTTTCTATTCCGATAGTTTTTGGTATAACTACAACTAAATCTGCTGTTGCTCCAGAAAATGTTATATCTAAGGATTTAGAAATAATATCATCGTTAATCATTATTGGCTCCAGTTAAACCAACATTATCAGTAAACGAAAATGGTGCATTTGATGTAGATATATCAATTTCACTAAGAGTATTGGTTGAAGTGATCTTAGAATATATATAAGATTTTACTAAGAACTTGTAAATAGTAACCATATTTCTTCTCGTATCAAAAGATCCTTCATAATTTTGCGATAATTGAGTTTCTATGAGAACTATAGGAACATCAACAGATTGATGCATTTCATTCATATTTAAAGAAATTATAAATTCTGGAGAAAAGTATGGTAAAATTTGTTCTAATATTTGTAAATTTTCTTCTATATTTCTGGTATAAACATAAAGATTAAATGTAAAATTATAAGGAACTTCACTATACAAATACTTAGAATCTCCGTTTTTTGTTTGTATTTTTTTTGAAAGTTTATTAATTTTTCTAGAAAAATCATACACCATTCCCTGTAATTCAAATGCAATCTGAGGAACGCCTATTTCTATACGAGTATTATCGGTAATTGAACTATTATCAGTTAAACGTTTTATAAATTTTTCTTTTGTTGCATATGATAACGGAACAGTGAACGTTCTAGTACTACCATTTGTATTTTGTTGTTCAATAATTATACCGTTAAATAGATTACCAAAACCAACAACTAATTTTCGAATTGAATCGTTTTTAAAATAACCAAACATTAATATTTACCTCGTGAAAATGGATCTTGCTCAGAATAATTTATAATATTTTTAATATCACTTTCTAAAGATATAACATCATTATCTCCTTCTAATACATCACCAACATTATTTTTTATTGTTAAAGTTATACCAATTGTTTTTGATATTGAGTAAAATTCTAAATTACTAGAACTTCCCTTAATTGTTTGTAGTTGTTGACTTGAAGTTTTTATTATTCCCTTAACATTACTTATATTAATTTGATTCAAAGGAGTCAATGAATTTATAGAAACAATAACTGCAGTCATAGTTTCGTTTTCTATTGTTGCAGAATTACCAGTTATTCCATCAACCTGATAAATAGTTTCTCCTTCATATAAGGATAACGTTTGACCAGCAATAGGGCTTATTTGTAATATAGTAATAAGTTCTTGGTGTTCTGAAACAACACTATCTATATCAGTATTTCCCGTTGAAATTTCCTCTTGATTATATGTGAATAATTCACAAAGTAACTTATATGAAAATAATTTTCCAAATTGATAAAATGGATTTTCGTGCTCAACAAAATTAATTTCAAATAAAGATTTTGACAAAGGAAAATATATCAAATCTCCTTCTCTTGGTCTAGTTATTTCTGGAAATGCTTTTGTTATTTCATTAGTAAATCTTTTCTTTGATAATGTTAAATTAATAGTATCTTTAATTTCAATTCCAAATTTAGAAGAAATGTCCCCTTCACCATCAAAACCAGATACTGAATCTATATACATTTCTATAGGAATTCCTTTAGTATAATTAACAGTTGTTCCTTCACCAAACAACAAATCAAGTTCTAAGATATTTCTAGGAATATAGAACATATCTCTTCCCATAGTTTTTATAGTTTCGATAATAAGATCTTCAGTAATATCCTGTTCACCAGAATAATTTTTTTTAAAATACGGATTTACTGCCATAATATTAACCTGTCATAAAATCTACTGGAAGTTCATAATCATGTAGCATTTCTTGTTCTATTCTAGAGATTTCGTTAATTGCTTCTGCTTGAATTTGACCACCACGCATAACAATACCTCCAGGAAGCGCAACCCCGTCAAATTTAGCCATATTTGCACCCCATTGTCGTTTAATTAATGCAGTAAGATATCTTTTGAGATATCTGTCATTAAAAATTTCTGTAAAAATAGTAGGATCTAAAGCAGCATATGCCTGAATAGCCAACCAATCTCCAGCTCTAACTTCAGTACTCCATTGCATTTCTAGATATAATCTATTAGTCACTTTACTAAAAGTTAGAGCTTTTTCTGGTTGAAATAAATCTTCTATTAATTTGATATATCTTTTTGTGGAATCATAAGCAGCAAGACCCATAGAAGCATTACCACCAAGATTTCGATTAACACCAAAATAATCTGATAATGCTAGTTGATAGCGAACATCAAACATATTAATATTAGCAAACATACCAAACTGCTGAACCTTTATGATAGAAACTATTTGTTTTCCTGTAGGACCATCTATTTCGTTTGGAGATAAAATATTTTCAGTTGGAATATATTTATTAATAATATCAGCATTAGTAAGCTGATATTTAAACCAAACCTTTTCTACTCCGTCAAAATGCCTTTCTGTGAAAAACTGAAGAGCATCATCTAGACGATCTTCGCATTGTTCCCAATCGACATTGATTTCTATTACTGGAGCTCCAAGTTGCCTAAAGCTATATTCTATAAGGGTTTCTCTTGATGTTGGTATTGCCATATATTTCCTCTATTGTATTTATGGCAATATATATTTTCATTATTCCGTATTAGGCTTTTGCTCTGAAATTGCGATTGGTTCTGGTGAGGTAACAGATATTTTCAAAACTTCTTCAAAATTAATCTGTTCGATATAATATCGTCTGGTAATTGGCGATATTTGCTCATCTGATAAGCTAGATTCGTAATTAGAAAATCCAGGCATTTTTAACGGACAAGATAACTTAGGATAATCTAATTTACTATAATCTTCTCCCTCAATAGTCAACCAAGTATGTGGTTTGTCTCCACAACCACAACCACCACAGAAAAATTTACCTGAAGTTTGACTATTTTTCAAAAATTCACAAGGAGGTAACTCCCCTCCAGAGTTTAAGTTACCAAAACAACTTAAAGCTCTTAGTTGTTTTGTTGGTTTATTTATTTTATCATTACTAATACCACGACTTACTATAGCCTTTGAAAAATTTTTAACCATTGCAATTTTATCAAAAATTAAATTTTTTTCTTCCTTGACTTCTTTACGAAACTCTATGGGACTATTTGGTTTGTTAATATCAACACTATTGTTTAAAACTTCTGTAGGTTTTATTTGGTTTTGTTTATTTTTATTGCATCCACAACTCATAATTTATACTCCTATATTATATATGCTAATCGTTTAAATAAATTCTTCGAAAAAGACGAACATTTATTAAAGCATTTCTAGAAATAAGACAAACTTCGCCATATTTATCTTTATTAAAATTTTGTGCATATAATAAATAATTATTATTAAATTTTTGATTTTTATTCTCTGCATATACTGTAGATGATGCATATAACGATTCATGAAATTTTTGAAATAATAACACATCATTATCAAATGGCATATTTTTAGTATAAAATGCTAATTCGTCTTGACTTGGAATATACCAATCTGAAAATCCATTATGCTTATAATTTTTAACTTTATCGTATAAATCATCTTTTATATAAACTGAATTATTAGTATTAAATGCTCCGTCATAAGAAGAATTTTTTAATAAAATAGAACTAAATTTACAATTTTTAGGAATAGGAAAATCTTGTTGTGATGCTATTAAAATCCATTTTTTATATTTTAAACCATCACCATCTCCTCTTGCTTTATACGATTTACTCAGTCCAGTTGAAGAATTTCCTAAAACTACAGATCCTACAGAATTTATCGGAGATCCAGGCATAAATATTCCAACATATAATCCTCCTTGATATATGCTATTTGGTTCTGGTAAATATTCTATAGGATTTGTTGTTGTTTGTAATTTTATCAAGGAAGCAACAGCAGAAGATCTTTCCGCTGTAATTCCAGAAAAATATACACCACTACAACAAGTAGATCCAGAACAAGATTGAATATAATCTCGATATGACCAGAAACCATCACAATATCGTTTTTGAGTTATAGAACAAGAAACAGAATTATCTACTTGTTGTGTACAACAATTTCCTAATAAATTAGTAGTATTACAATTTATTTTTTGTGAATCCGTACAAGATTCACCACTATTAAATTTATATTTAATTCCTTCTGTATATCCTTCGTGAATATTTGCACATTCTAATTCAGATTCTTTTTCGGTGCAATTAGAATAATAAATTTCATTTTCTTTAAACCAATAACAACAAGATCCAGAAGTATTAGATTGAACAGTAAATGACAAACAAGAACGTGTTGATGGACAGTTACTACAGGTATAATCGTCGGCAACAAAAAAACCAGGAAGAGAAAGACATTTTGATCGTGAATAATTAGTTTTATTAGTACCACCAGGAGCAGCACAACAACAACCAACATCACTTTCAGATACAGATGGAGAATAATTATCAATTATTTGTGTTAATGTTCTTGCTCTAAATTGAATACTCATTTTAACAATCTCCCAAACTTTGACAATAAGATTCTATACCATCACAACATATATTAATACAATTATTATTTATTTTTTTGTTTACTGTGTTTCTTTTATACGTTATATACTTTTCTACAATAAAATTATTAGGTATTAGTATATCGCCTACTGCTTTTTCCGTAAAACTAGGGGTAGCAGGACAGATTAATGAACTGGTTCCTCCAAAAGTAGAACAAATGCTAGTTGGTATACTATCATAACATGCAGTTCCAATAATACATTTTGGATCTGAACCACATAATATCATAGACTCAAAACTTCCACCATTATCTTTACAAAATTTTCTTGTTGTATTATTGGTACATATACCGTTTATTGTACAACTACCAATTTGTGAATAATCA